GGCAGTACAGCACCTGCTTGTTATAACGGGGCATTAGTTCAGTTGGGAGAACGCCTGCTTTGCACGCAGGAGGTCGGGAGTTCGAGTCTCCCATGCTCCACCATAGTTTCATTAGAAGAAAAATTACCAACTGCTGATTGGGAACATGGTTTTGTAGAGTGCTATCAAGGAGATAGGACTATCATTCATTGGATAGTAGATGAATGGACTGACCATGATATAAACGAATCACAGATAATGAGAGTATCTGATGATGTAATAGAAATAAATACAAAAGAGAAAGGCGTAGGACAAGTACCAAGTTGTGGTTCAGCAACTGTTGCTGCGGCATACTGGTGGTCTAAGGGCAAACACCCTGTAACAGTTATATCTCGAGGCGGAGGATATCGTGTTGAGTTTACTGAAACAACAGTAGTATTATCTACTCGTCTTTCACAAGTAGAGTATTATGGAGAAGAAAAATAGTTCTTGACAAAAACTTAAATTTTTGTTATAATATATATAATTATGATTGCTGAAGATTTATTAAGAGAAAAGGGAATACATTACGAACTTAGTGGTAAAGACGCTAAGATTTTATGTTTGAATCCTGAACATGACGACACAAACCCTAGTTTGAGGGTTGACCGTATCACAGGCATTATGCATTGTTTCTCGTGCGGATTCAAGGGCAATCTATTCACACACTTTGGTGCACCATCAAGTCCACTAGAAGTAAGATTACACAAGTTAAAAGAGAAAGTAGAAAAAACAAGAAGTCAAACTGTCGGTATCCAACTCCCTAAGGATAGACTAGCATGGAAAGGTGGCGGCTTTCGGAACATTAGTGAGGAAACTCTCAATATATGGGACGCGTTCACATGGAACGTTCCTAAGTTCGAAGGTCGTATCATCTTCCCGATTAGAGATATTACAGGGAAAACGGTTGCCTTGATAGGTAGGCTGATAAACGGAATGGGGTCTGATAAGTATTATATCTACCCAAGTGGTGTAGAAATGCCATTCTGTCCAGCAAAGGTAAAACCTATCCAGAACAGAGTTATATTGGTGGAGGGCATATTCGATGCTCTCAACCTTTGGGATAAAGGTCTCAAGAATACTGTGTGTTGTTTTGGCACACAACAAATGAATTGGGTAAAGTTATCACTACTCAAAATGCAAGGAGTAAGTGGTATTGATATTATGTATGATGGCGATGAAGCAGGTAGAACAGCCGCTGAGAAAGTAAAAGGAACTGCTGAAGAGTTAGGTATGTCAGTACAGATAGTAACATTACCAGAGGGTGCAGACCCAGGCGGCTTAGTAAAAGACCAAGTAAACAGAATTAGCAAGAGATTATATGGATAAAATAGCATTAATAGAAACAACACCGTCTAGCACGGACTTTCACAAATGGTTTGAGTTTGACTTTGACCGTTTTGCGTTGTGTTCAGACAGTAGTAAAAAGAAAATTTTAAAAAGAGATGTTGATATCGAAATAGATATTGACGAATTTGATTGGGTTATACTGATTGGAAGTGAGGCATTTAAAATGTACACTAAACTTAGTTCTATAACTGCTTACAATGGTAAGTTAGTAGACGATAAGTTTTTACCTCTCATGAACCCTTCAATTATTAGATTCAAACCTGACGCAGTCAAACCGTTTGAAGAAGCAGTAGAGAGTATCAAAGGATACATTAGTGGTGATTTGAAACAGGAGAAACTTCCTGAAGAAGATTGCTATGGTATAACACAAACTGCGGACTTACTTGTGTATCTAGACGATGCACTTAATCATGACAATGAATACATAGCACTTGACTCCGAGACATCTGCATTATATTGCAGAGATGGATATATGCTAGGTTTCTCTATGTCATACAAATCAGAACACGGAGTGTATGTAGATTGTGAGTGTATAGATGATAGAGCAGAAACACTCATGCAACAACTCTTTGATAAGAAGATAGTTGTATTTCACAATGCCAAGTTTGATATGAAATGGTTTGAGTATCATTTTGGTTTCAAGTTTCCTAGATATGAAGATACTATGCTCATGCACTATATGTTTGATGAGCAGCCTGGTACTCATGGTCTAAAACAACTTGCACTAAAACATACACCATATGGCGATTATGAAAGACCACTTGGTGACTTTATAGACAACTATCGTAAACAACATGGCATACTCAAAGAATCTTTCAGTTATGATTTGATTCCATTTGAGATTATGAAAGACTATGCTGCAATGGACGCAGTAGTAACATTTATGTTGTATGAAAAGATGAAGAAAGCAATCATCACAAACAAAAAACTTAATTGGGTATATGAGAACATACTACTTGAAGGTTGTACATTCTTGAAAGAGATAGAAGAAAATGGTGTACCTTTTGATGAAGAAAGATTAAGAAGTGCACAGGCAGTCATGACAGTAGATATACAGAAAGCAATAGATAAACTATATGAGTTTCCAGAGATTGTACAGTATGAAAAACAGAAAGGCTCACCGTTCAATCCAAACAGTACACTTCAACTTAGAGAAGTATTGTTTGATTGTTTAAACTTGACCCCAACGGGTAAGAAAACAGGAACTGGGGCTGATTCCACAGATGCAGAAGTATTAGGACAACTTGCAGAAGAACACCCTGTGCCTGCGTTGATTTTAGAGATTCGACAGAAAGTTAAGATAAAGAGTACATATTTGGACAAAATTATACCTAACTTGGACATGGATAGTAGATTGCGTACAAACTTCAATCTACATGGCACGACCTCTGGTAGATTATCCTCTAGTGGTAAACTCAACATGCAACAGTTACCAAGAGATAACCCAACCGTAAAAGGTTGTATAAAGGCAAGACCTGGTTATAAGATTGTTGCAATGGACTTGACTACTGCAGAGGTGTATGTTGCCGCAGTTTTGGCACAAGATAGTAACTTACAGAATGTATTTAAGAGTGGAGGTAACTTCCATAGTACAATTGCTAAACAAGTTTTCAAACTTCCATGCGAAGTAGAAGATGTTGATAAGTATTATTCAGATAAGCGTCAACAAGCAAAAGCCGTAACATTCGGTATTATGTATGGTGCTGGCCCAAGTAAAATTAGTTGGCAGGTAACAAAAGATAGTGGTAAAGAGTTTTCAGTAAGAGAGGCACAGACAGTCATTAGAGATTACTTTGATTCCTTTGGAGGACTAAAGAAGTGGTTGACTGTATCGCAAGAGAGTATAAAAATGAATGGTCATATATACAGTTTGTTTGGTAGAAAGAGAAGATTAGAAAATGCTAAATCCAAAGACAAAGCAATCGCGTCGCATGAAGTTAGGTCAGGAATCAACTTCCTAGTTCAATCAGTTGCGTCAGACATCAACCTATTGGGTGGTATCGATATGCAGAAGTATATTGTAAAGTCTGGCATGGACGCTAGAATATTTGCTCTAGTTCATGACTCAATACTTGCAGAAGTTAGAGAAGATTTAGTAGATGAATATAGTGCAAAACTAAAAGAGTGCATACAAAGAGATAGAGGTTGTAGTATACCTGGTGCTCCCGTTGGTTGTGACTTTGAAATAGGAGAAGATTACAGCATGGGTAAATGGGAAAAATTCTATGGGAATAAAGTATAACGATAAGAGAGATATTGAACAGAATATAATAGGAAATTATTTTTTCTTTCATATACCTCGTTGCGGAGGTACATCTGTTATAGGAAATAGTACACATCATTCAGCAAGAAACTATGAGCCAGTTATAGACTATTTATATCCAGATATAAAGTATATTACACAAGTAAGAAATCCGTTTGATAGATGGGAGTCCATCTATTTTTATTATGTAAAACATCATGGTTTAACTATTGAGTTCAATGAGTGGACACAACTACAGATTACACCTAGATTACAGGGTGACTTACAGTCAGTAATAAAACCTTATATGTGGATTACACAGTATCATTTTATACCAGCAAACTGCGAAGTACACAAACTAGAAGATAAAACAATATGGAAAGTACTAGGAAAGATAGAAGTACATAAAAATAAGTCCAAACGAAAACCTATAGAATGGACTGAGGAAAGTCGTCAATTAGTAAGACATTACTACAAGTGCGATTTCAAAGAGTTCGGATATGATATTACATGACGATAAAAAGATTTTCATACACATACCAAAGTGCGGAGGGTATAGTGTATTTCATGCTTGGTTAGCAAGTAGACCTAAATATATGGAGCAGTTCGTAGGTGCTGCCTCACATACATGGAAAAGAGGTATGTCCGTAGAAGGACGCAGACCGCCAAAGAAAGACAAAGACAAAGGCACACTTATAATTAATTTACATGCCACCTACGATAGATATAAGATGTTATATCCTAATTATAAGTATTATACACAAGTTAGAAACCCATACGAAAGATGGAAAAGTATGTGGAAACATTTAAGAAATGCGGGACTCGTAGAGAAAGAGTTTTACCCGTGGACTTTGTATTGTATGAAGTATTTACCAAAAGGCGACTTCTTAAATTGTATAGATAGACCAGACTTATGGGAGTCTGCTCCACAGATGGAGTTAGATATGCTATTCTATCCACAATGGACATATATTAGAGAAGAAGTAGAAGTGCATAGACTAGAAGATAAAACAATATGGAAAGCACTTAACTTACAAGAAACACACAGTAATAAATCTAGAAAGTATTATGCTGAGTTTGATTTCTTAGATGAAGTAAAAGGGTTTGTAAGAGAGTTTTATAAACAAGATTTTGAGCAGTTCGGATATGAAAGATGATTTAAGAAATGTAGATACACTAGTAACAGTTAGCGGTGGCATGGAGTGTGCTGCTGCTTTGTTGTGGTCACTCAAAAAAGGTTTGAAACCTGTGGGTGTACATTTATTTAATAAGAACAAAGATTTTGCAGAGGCAGACTTGTTTTTTGCACAAAAGCAGTGTGACTTACTAGGAGTAAGACTAATTGTAGATGAAGTAGACTTACCAAGAAGTAAGCCGATTACGGCTGTGTTTCAGTGGCAGACTGCTTGTTCAACTCTTGTAGTTGCAAACCCACATATAGAGTGGAAATACTGTGTGTGGGGTAGTAATAGTGAAGATTCTTGGAGACAGAGACAAGGTTTAAGATATGCGAGTATGATACAAGCATGTGAGTACGCAGGAAGTCTGGATAGACACGGAGTTACAATGGAGGCACTCACAAGAATACCTGTAAATCTATTCCCATTCGAATTTTTGACTAAGAGTGAGATAGCATCAATCTTGTTACGAGAGAATAAAGAAGTAGCAGACCTAATCTGGTCTTGTGCTGCATACAGTAAAATTGCTAAAGTTGGAGAAAAAATCGTAAATTATATTCCATGTGGCAAATGTAGTAAGTGTATAGAGCGTAAGAGTGCGTTTACAACAGCAAGAAATGCTCAGTTTAGAATACAGGAAGGAAAAGACTATGAGTCTAGTTACAAAGATTAAACATTATGACGAGTTAACAACCGATGAATTGTATAGATGTATACAGTTAAGAATCGATGGTTTTATAGTAAAAAATAAAACTTGTTATCAAGACTTAGAAGCATACTATGATAAAAATCAATGGTATATGATGACATATGATACAGTTTTAGGACTAGAGCCACAGCAGATGATTGGTGTAAATGCGCTATGCACTAACAAAGTATTTACAGGAGATGATGGAACAGAGTATAAGTATCCAGCATTTCGTAGACAAGCATGGGTAGATGCCTACAAAGGCGGTAAGTCTACATATGACCTAGAAGTTGGTAGAAGTTTTTGTGATAAACAGTTTGATAGTCCTAACATGATGTTAGAAATAACATATGAAAAAGGTAAACAACAGTTTCTTGACTTTGGCTTCAAAGAAGTTAGTACAAATATAGATAGCGCAGGTAGAAAAAACTGGGTATTTGTATACGAAGAAGAAGACTGGTGTATGCTACCAGATGTAGAAGATTTAAAAAAGACAGTAGATAGAGAACTAAAGAAGTTAAAAGATTATGAGTGAGTTATGTAATATACAAATCTTTCCGTTTAATTACGAAAGATTCTTAGGATTTGCTAGTAATTTGCACAAAGATGCAGTGCAGTATAAACATCACGGTACAGAGGTCATAGAGGGTATGACTACTGCTAAATTTATGAATAGAGAAGTAATAGATTTAGTATGTGAAATAGGCATAAAAGGTAAAGTAAGTGCTAAATTTGTTTATATAGAGCCAAATGCAGTCGTTCCCAGACATAAAGACTGGGGTACAAAATGTGCCCTCATGTGGGTATTAGATAATAACGATGCTAGTATAGAATTTGATAGTGGTATTTACAAGTACAAAGCAGCACTTGTAGATGTCAGTAAAGAACATTGGGTAACAAATACAGATACATGGAGAAGATTATTTAAAATATCTGTATTTGATATGGAGTATGAAGAAGTATGCAAAAATTTAATTTCCCGCTTTTCGTAATCCACACAGATAATGTAGAAGAAATAGATGGTATTCTATGGATTGAAGACCAAGTATTAGATGACAAGAATATGTCAGGCGAAACACTTGGTGTTCGTAGACTACAATCCCCAATGAAAAGTATATATCCTCTAAGATATATGATTGAAGATGAGATTGGTCTCATGAAGCATAGAGGTAAATCTTTTATTGATAATACTGGAGAAGTAATCTATTATGAAAAGCAAGAGACGGTGGCGCTTACGTACTACAAGATTAAGAAAGTTGAGAAAAAGGGCGTGGCAGCACTTATCTGGCTCAAAGATATACCTTACCCCTTTGCAGCCAAAAGACCCCCAAAAGAAGGACTCACCTGGGTGGGAATGATACACAAGAGCGGACTCCCTTGGAAAATATGGGAGTTTAGCGAAACTAAAAAGAAGGACACATGGAGAAAAATATAGACCCATTTCTGTTAATAGTCACTATGGAAGAGTGCGGAGAGTTAGTTCAAGCATGTTCCAAAGTATACAGACATGGTAACAAAAAAGAAGATAGAAAATTACTATCAGAAGAAGTTGGCGATGTACTTGCTATGATGAATCTTCTGTGTGAAGAAGGACTAGTAGACCTAGATATAGTAGAAACAAAAAGAGAGGCAAGAGAGAAGAAACACAGAAAATGTTAGACCCACTAGTAATAAATATAGATGTGTGTGGGATTTGTAATGAAAGTTGCAACTATTGTCCTAGAAGTCATGGATACCCTAATATTAAGGAATATATGCCTTTGAAAATGTTCAAAGACTTCATAGATACTGTAAATGATTGGGGATATACAGGTTTTATTTGTTGGTCTGGTAGAGGTGAAAATAGTCTTCACCCTGACCATTCTGCTATGATAAAGATACTACATCATAAACATAGAAAGTATAAAACTCGTATCTTAACAAATGGGTATAAGTGGGAAAAGAAAAAAGAATTATTAGAGATGTTTGATGTTATGATACTAAATACTTACTCTACAAAAGAAGAAACTGCTAGAAGAAAAGAAGCATTTCCTTGGGCAGATGTAAGATTTTGGGATCAAAGCGTTGAACCTGATGAATGGGAAGTTACTCCTATTCAAATACAAAATAGAAATGAATTATTTATGGGACTAAAACAAAAAACAGTACCGTTACCGTGTGCATTGCCTATATCACGAGGCTGGATACACCATGACGGTAGTATTCAACTTTGTTCGAATGACTGGAGTGATACCAATATATTTGGTAATATCAAAGAAGATAATTTTTTTGATATCTGGCATAATAATCCTGTGCTAAAACAGATGAAGATTGATTTAGCAGAGGGAAATAGAACTAAGTATAAAGTTTGTAGTTCTTGTAATAGAAAACCAACAAACAAAGATTTATCGAGGATAAAGAAAAGAAAATGGATATTGAAAAATTAAGAGAAAAACTTAAAAATCACATAGTATGTATAGAGTTTCAATCACTAAATAGTGGTGATATGAAAAGCAGAGAGTATACTTTAAATGACAAGTATATGAATGTACCTAATCATGTAGCAAGGCAGACAGGCGATAAGTTGTTATGCTATGATGTAGAGTTCAAAAGATGGGAAGATATACAAGAAGATACTATCACTAAGTGGACAGTTGTAGAATGAAGAAATGGGTTATAATGATAGTTATATTAGTTGTAATAGTAATTATAAGTTTACCAAAAACAGAGTGTGACTATAGTTTTCATGGACATTACATATGTGCGGATTCGTAGGCACAACTAACACACAGAATGTAGAACTCATGTTGAGCAAACAAGAGTTTCGTGGGCCTGATGGTAGTAGGTTTTGGAGCAATAAAGAGTTTGCTATTGGGCACTGTTTATTAGATATAAACGGAAAGAAACAGTTTCAACCTATAGAAACACCAAATGGTAATATTATTGCATTTAATGGAGAAATGTACGATTCTACCATACAGAATGATACTATGTGGTTAGCAAATATGTATGAAACCTATGGTAGAAAAGTACTAGAATGGAGTGACTGGCATGGGTCAATAATACATTATAATCCAAAGTCAGGAGATATTACTCTAGTTCGAGACCACTTTGGTGCAAAACCTTTATGGTATTACAAGAAAGGTAAAGATATAGAAGTTTCTACTTCTTTACGAAGTTTCTTAACAAAAGAAAGTGATAGAAGAAACTGGGAAATGCACATGAAAACTAAACAATGGTTTGGTAGAATGACACAATGGAAGTATATTCATAAAGTAGCACCTGGTGAAGTAGTAACTTTAAATACTAGAAAAGGCACAATACGAACAGAAAACTTATGGAAATACTATAAAATAGAATCACATGATTTACATTTACCTGAATTTAAAGATAAACTAATAGAGTCTATTAATAAAGTTGCAAAGAACATACAGAAAACTGGACTGTTTCTCAGTGGCGGGTTTGATAGCACTATGGCATTTTCTGCTGTAAAAGATAGTGACTTAGATTTACATATTTATTCTTGTAAGTACCACGAACAAAGAGGAAGAAAGTGGGATCATGAAGGATTTAGAAGGGAGTTTGGTAAAGCAAAACATACTTGTCTAGAGTTTGGATATGATGTAAATGAAGTTATGACATATCCTGCAAAGAGATATATGAATCATATGCATTGGATAGAAAAAACACACTTCTTGTGGGCAGATAAAAACAGAACTTCACCTAGATATGAGATGTGTAAACAAGCATCAGCAGATGGTTGTAAAGTAATACTAACAGGAGATAGTGCAGATGAATTAGTAACTGGATATAAACATCATGAAAAAAGATTTAGTGATGAGTATAATCTAGAAACTATGAACTATGTTAAATATAAGCATCGTAGGTGGTTTCCTACAAAGTCTTTTGGAGATGATTTAATAAATAATACTTTATTCCATGATTTACTTACAACATCAGAGCAAAACATACTTACAACAGACCAAACTTGTGGTATGTTTGGTATGGAAAGCAGACCTGTATTTCTAACACAATCATTTGTAAAATACATAATGAGTATAAAAGGCACGGATAAGTTAAAAGATAACCCTGACTACCACCCAGGCGAATGGAAATGGTTGTTACGAGAGGGCATGAAAGATTATATACCTGAGCATGTAAGATTAAGGTCTCAGAAAATAGGCTGGTCTAGTCCGTGGGATAATAACAATAAAGAAGTACAAACTAGAGAACAGAAAGAACAATTACTATATTTAGAAGAGATGTGTAAGTGAAAGCAGTATTAAGTAATCGTATATATTTAGACGGTAATGAAGAGTTATTTCGTAATTTAGAAAACGAACTGACTTATACATTACCTCCCCGTATGCCACAAGACCCACCTATTGTAATAAAAACAATTCGTCATATTAGAAAAGGTTTATGTTCTATACCTATGGGAAGAGAAGATTTAATCCCAACAAATTACGAAGTAATCGATAAACGGAATGACTTGGAAGTAGAGTTTCCTGAGTTTAAGTTTGATTTACGACCAAGCCAGAAAGCAGTCTATGATGAAGTATATGACAGTAGTATAATTAACGCTTGGGTTAGTTGGGGAAAGACATTTACAAGTTTAGCAATTGCTGGTAAACTTGGGCAGAAAACACTGGTTGTTACCCACACAACCAACTTAAGAAATCAGTGGGAAAAAGAAGTACAAAAAGCCTATGGAATACAAGCAGGCAGAATTGGGTCGGGGAGTTTTGACACCTCATCTCCGATAGTCTGCGGGAATATTCAGACTTTATACCGAAGAATTGATGATATAAAAAAAGAATTCGGAACAGTTATTTTAGACGAAATGCATCATGTCAGTAGTCCTACTTTTACTAGAATTATTGATGAAATGCCTGCAAGATATAAAATAGGTTTGACAGGTACTTTACAAAGAAAAGATGGGCGTCATGTAGTCTTTAGAGATTATTTTGGTCATAATGTACTAAAACCACCTAAAGAAAACTATATGATACCTTCAATTCATGTAATAAAATCAGAGATTCGATTCTTAGATGGTTCGTATACGCCTTGGGCGGAAAGAATAAATCATCTAACACAGAACTCTGAATATATAAATAGTGTGAGTTTGATTGCGTCTAAGTATGCAGCACAAGGTCACAATGTATTAGTAGTGTCTGATAGAGTAGCATTTCTAAAAAGTTGCTCTAGATTAGTAGGAGATAATGCCACATTTATAACTGGCGAAATGGACTTTACAGAAAGGGAAACGACTATGAACCAGATAGGTAAAAGTCATAATGTTCTTTTTGGAACACAGAGTATCTTCTCAGAAGGTATCTCACTTAATCAATTGAGTTGTTTAGTTCTAGCAACTCCTATTAATAACGAGCCACTACTAACACAATTAATTGGTAGAGTAATACGAGAACAGGAAGGCAAGCGTCAACCTGTTATAGTAGATATTCATTTAAAAGGAAAGACTGCTTCAAGACAAGCAAATAATAGGTTAGGTTACTATGTGAAAGAGGGGTATAAGGTTGATGTCTTATAGATTCCGAACTACAAACCGCCGAAAAATAGTTCTTGACAGCAGGTTAAAAATTTGTTATAATATATGATATTGTTTGATTGGGAAAAGATACTTCGAGTGAGCAAAGGGAATGTCGGTGATGTAATATCGATACTTAGAATAATCACTCACAAGTTACCCCCTAAAAATTACAAAGATAAATCTTTTAAATTTTATCGATACAATTACGGTGGTAAGTCATTTCTGCTAAATCCAGAAGATTTACTAACAAAAGGCAGGGCATTTAGCGATAAAGAAGTTGCGGAATATGTAGGAGTCGCTTCATTTCGTAACTATCCAATGTACTTGCAAACAAAAGACTCCACACTAGACCTCTTGTATTTGCCGATATCGGAGGACACTATAACCAAAAACAGACTACTTAGAATAGAAGATGGAAAGGTTCATTTTTTATACGAGTAGACATTAACAGGAGAAAAAGAAATGGCAATTGGATTTAACCAAACTAAAGGTTCTGCTCAAAAGAGCAAAATCGAAACTTATAACTATGCAGGTAAAGAAGACCACCAAATCAGATTGGTAGGAGATTTACTTCCTAGATATATTTACTGGATAAAAGGCGAAAATAACAAGAACATTCCTATGGAGTGTTTGTCTTTTGACAGAACAACTGAAACTTTCAATAATAAAGAGCATGACCATGTTCGAGATTTCTACCCTGATTTAAAATGCGGTTGGGCATATGCTGTCCAGTGTATAGATTTGTCTGACAATTCTGTAAAAGTTTTAAATCTAAAAAGAAAACTCTTTGACCAAATATTGGTTGCAATGGAAGATTTAGGAGACCCTACAGACCCAGTAGATGGCTGGAATGTAGTATTTAAAAGACTTAAGACTGGGCCACAGGTATTCAATGTTGAGTATCAACTATCAGTTCTTAAGTGTAAAAAAGAACCGCTTTCAGAAGAACAGCAAGAACTAATTGCTGACTTAAAGTCTATGGACGATGTACTTCCTAGACCTACAGCGGACGCTCAACTAGAATTGTTGAGAAGAGTAACATCTGACGGTGGCGACGCCCCTGAAGAAGTATCAGAGGAGTTTGACGTATCATGATTGGAGTAGGTGAATATTTCCCATACTTTGAGTTGCAGGGTGTAGACTCTGAAAACCATATGGGAACTGTAAGTAGAGATGATTTTGATGGTTGGAAAGTGTTTTACTTTTACCCAAAAGATTTTACTTTTATTTGCCCAACAGAGATTGCAGGTATGGATATGCTTATATCAGAAGCATCAGTCTGTGGTTTTAGTGGCGACAACGAGTTTTGTAAACTTGCTTGGAAGAGAGATAACGAACTAATAAGCGGTATCAATCATACACTAGCAGCAGACTGCGGACTACCTTTATCATCTGAACTAGGAATAGTTGCAGAAGATGGAGTATGTTATAGAGCAACTTATATTGTTGACCCAGAAGGGATTATCCAGCATGTATCCGTAAACGCTCTCGATACAGGAAGAAACGCAAGTGAAGTTCTTAGAACTTTACAAAGTCTAAAAGCAGGTGGACTCACAGGTTGTGAATGGCAACCAGGAGAAGACTTCGTAGCATGATTTTATTTACTGCCGATTGGCATATAAAATTAGGTCAAAAGAATGTGCCCATTGCTTGGGCATGTTCTCGTTACGAACATTTCTTTGAACAGATTCATAATCTGGAGAAAGAAGTTGACTTGCATATCATAGGTGGGGACTTGTTCGACCGAGTCCCTTCTATGGACGAGTTAACACTCTACTTTGACTTTGTAAAAGGTGTTAGTGTAGAAACTATTATATTTGATGGTAATCACGAGGCAACTCGTAAAAACAAAACATTTTTTACAAATTTAAAAAGAGTTACAGAAGAACTCAATCCTTTAGTACAAGTTGTAGATACTACATGGTACTTAGGAACAGAAGGTAAGGCTGCAATACTTCCGTATGCGGACTTACATAAAAAGAAAAGTATAGAAAAGATAGAAGATACCGTAGAGTATCTATTTACTCATGTTCGTGGAGAGATACCACCTCATGTAGTACCTGAAGTAGATTTAACTAGATTTGACAGATTTAAGACTGTTTTTGCTGGAGACTTACATGCTCACGAGAATACTCAAAGAAATATTGTGTATCCAGGCAGTCCAATGACAACATCATTTCATAGAAATGAAGTCAAGACAGGTTATCTACTTATTGATGAAAATTATGACTGGACATGGCATGAATTTAACTTGCCACAGTTAATTAGACAAACCGTATCAGACCCAGACGAAATGGTGCAAACAGATTGGCACCATACTATTTATGAGTTAGAGGGTGATGTGCAAGACTTAGCAAAAGTGAAAAATTCAGATTTGCTAGATAAGAAAGTAGTAAAGAGAGAAGTAGAGGCTAGACTTAACTTAACAAGTGAAATGACTATTGGGGACGAGTTAGTTTTATATCTAAAAGAAATACTAGGTCTTGATGATGATAAAATAAAAAACATAATAGGAGTATTTAATGATTATTCTACAGAAGTTAAAATGGGATAACTGTTTTTCTTATGGAGAAGGCAACGAGATAGACTTAGATAAGTCTACTCTCACTCAGTTAGTTGGAACTAACGGTGTAGGTAAAAGTTCAATCCCTCTCATATTAGAGGAAGTTTTATTTAATAAGAATAGTAAAAATGTTAAAAAGGCTGACATCGCGAACCGATACGTCGGTAGCGGTTATAATATCAGTTTATCTTTTACAGTGGACTCTGATGAATACTGTATCTCAGTTATAAGAAGAGCCACACTAAAGTGTAAACTTACAAAAAATGGCGAAGATATTAGTTCGCATACCGCCTCTAACACTTATAAAACACTCCTAGAGATTTTAGGCATAGATTTTAAGACCTTCACACAATTAGTATATCAGAATACAAATGCTAGTTTACAGTTCTTAACAGCGACAGATACCAACAGGAAAAAGTTCTTGATTGATTTGTTAAAGTTAGAAGAATATGTAGATTACTTTGAAGTATTCAAGGAAGCAACAAGGGTAAACTCTCACGAAGTAACCAGTGTTAACGCATCACTTGGTACTATTGAAAAATGGTTAACAGACAACAAACTTGAGGATACTAGTCTACTATCAAAAATGGATTTACCAAAAATGTCGGAAAAAGACGGAGAATCTTTACAGAAGTTATTAGTAGAGTTTGAAAATATCTCGGAAAAGAATCGAAAAATTAACGACAATAATTTTCTGAGAAATCAAATGCAATCCATAGATTTTCAAAAATATCAGAATGATTTGAAAGTTTATCCCGAACTACAAGATGTTTCACAGAAACTTAGTTCAAAAGGAGCATGGTCTGGAGAGGGTGGAGCAGAACAAAAGATGATAGAGAAGTATGAAAAATTACTATCTACACAAAATCATATATGTCCTACTTGTGAACAAGAAATAGATGTACAGTTCATAAATGAACAACTTGAACAGCATAGAGACAGTATGAATTATATTTATAAAGAAGTAGCAAAACTAGAGGCGCAGATAGAGGAGATACAAAGCCACAATGAAATACATAGGACAGCAACCAAAAAAGTCAAAGAATACGAAAGGCTTGCAGCCTCCATTGACATTAACCTCCCAACACAAGTTATTAACAGAGAAGAACTTAATGTTAAGATTCAAGAACTTCGTCAAAGGATTGCCACTGATAGGGAGGCTTTGGAGGAAGTCATAGAAGAAAATGAGAGAAGAGAAAGACATAATACGAGAATTAGTATTGTACAGGAGCAAACTGAACAATTCGAGAAAGAGGCTAATGACCTCACAAGTAGACTTGACAGTTGTGAGGATAAACTATCGGTTCTTGAGATACTTAAAAAAGCATTTTCTACCAATGGACTCCTCGCATACAAAATTGAATCGCTAGTAAAAGAACTAGAACTACTAACAAATGAGTATTTGGCAGAGTTTAGTGACGGTAGATTCAGTATCAATTTTGTTGTAGAGAACGACAAGTTAAATGTCGAAGTATCTGATAACGGAAACATTATTGATATTCTTGCTTTATCAAGTGGAGAACTTGCTAGAGTAAATATCGCAACACTAGTTGCAATACGAAAACTCATGACTTCTATTTCACGAAGTCAAATAAATGTACTATTTTTAGACGAGGTTAATCAAGCCTTAGATGAAGTAGGTAAAGAAAAAGTCGTGGAAGTATTGATGAAAGAAGAAAACCTAAATACATATATGGTATCTCACGGTTGGACACACCCATTGCTACACAAAATCGAAATAACAAAAGAAGAGAACATATCGTCACTTAGCGAATGAAAATACTAATATTTGGTCTGCCAGGTTCTGGCAAGACCACTCTCGCTTCAGAACTTGCATATAAGTTCAAAGTCCCGCATTATTGTGCAGACACAATTAGAGAGTTTCACAAAGACTGGGACTTTTCCGAAGAAGGTCGATTACGACAATTTCATAGAATGAATTTAGAAAACTGGGGTATCCTAGACTTTGTCTGCCCTAAAAAAGAATATAGACATAGACTACAAGCAGACTATACTATATTTATGGACACGATTAAAGAAGGACGGTATGAAGATACTAATAAACTATTTGAGTATCCAGACCCCAGCGAGTACGATATAAGGATAGAAAAATGGATTGGACAAAACCAACTGCAATGCTCTTGGGAAGGTATCAGCCCTGGCACAAAGGCCATAGAAAGTTACTTAAAAGAGCACTTTCCAAGACTGGTCAAGTAGTAATATTACTGAGAGCATCAGACGGCTCGTCAAGTAATCCTTACAGTTTTGAGCAACGAAAGGAGAAAATACTTCTTGACATCATTGGGAAAAAATGGTATAATAGTAATACTATTGAGATATTAGAAGTGCCAAATATTACGAACATTGTGTATGGTCGTGATGTTGGTTACAAGATAGAGCAGGAGCATTTTACTAAAGATATTGAGGAGATATCTGCTACTGCGATTAGGAATGGATTCACACAAGAAAACAATATTAAAAACAATTAGTTGGAGGATAGTAGCAACATGCATTACATTCACAGTAGGTTACACAATATTTGGAAGTGTAATCGGAGCCACAGCCCTAGCGGGTACGGATACGGGAATAAAGATTGTTGCATATTACCTGCACGAGAGAACATGGAATAATTATGAAAGTTGAGATATACAGTATACCAAACTGCCCAGCATGTAAGAAAGCATTAATGCTTGCTACTAATCACCAAGCGGTGCATGACGCAGTTTACAACATGATGGGTAAAGAGTTTGATGCCTCTGATGTAAAAGTATTATTTCCAATGGCAAGAACTTTCCCACAAATTGTGGTAGACGGAGAGCATATTGGAGGATATATTGAATTTGACAAACTACTTGCTGGCATACCGACATAATGGTTAACAGCAGAAGAAAAGGTAACGATGCAGAAATAAAAGTAGCAGGTATGCTGCATCGTCATACAGGGGAGACTTTTACACAAACACCTGGCTCGGGTAGTGGTAAAGTGAAAGGTGACCTGATGGTGCCACATAAACATAATCTATTTACTATTGAAGTAAAACATTATCGTGATATGGCATTTAATCATAAAATATTTACACAAAAGAGCAACACCTTTGTTGGGTGGTGGTCAAAACTTTGTAAACAAGCAGAAGTTATGCAACAAGAACCTTTGCTAATATTCAAAGAAAACTACTCACAATGGTATGTGGCAACGACAAGAAAGCCACTTTACAAAAAACATATGTACTTTAACTGGTTAGGTTGCTATGTGCTACCTGCAGAAAAGTTTTTAGAAACACAAAAATTGGAGTTTACGAATGGCGATATCATTTATGAACCATGGAAAGCCGACCCCGAATGGGAACTTGTTGATTGTTGATGGACTCAACCTGGCTTTTAGATGGAAACATCAGAACAAATTAGACTTTGAACATGACTATGTAAGAACAGTCGAAAGTCTAGCAAAGTCTTATAACTGCGGAGAGATAGTCGTATTAGGCGATGGCGGTAGTGATTACCGTAAAACTATTGACCCTGATTATAAAGCAAATCGTGCCGAAAGGTACAAAGACCAAACACCTGAAGAAGAGGCGGAGTTCCTTGAGTTCTTACAGGAGTTTGGTGTAACAATGAAGAACTTGAAAAGTAAGGGATATCTTACTATCAAGTACAAAGGAGTAGAGGCTGATGATATAGCGGCTGTTATAGCAACTAATCGCGAAGAGTTAGGACTTGACGAGATATGGTTAATATCATCAGATAAAGACTGGGACTTACTGATAACTGAAAATGTCAGTAGGTTTTCTACGGTCACAAGAAAGGAAACAACACTAGACAACTGGGACGAACACTATGACTTTGACCCTTCTTACTATTTGACTTTCAAATGTTTGACAGGAGATAAAGGTGACAATGTTCCAGGAGTTACAGGTATTGGACCAAAAAGGGCAACTCAATTAATAGCACAGTATGGAGATGTATTTGACATCATGAATACACTTCCTATTGAGAGCAGGTATAAATTCATGCAAAACTTAAATGAGTTTGGCAGTGATAGACTTGCTACTAATATTGAGTTAATGGATTTAACATATGATGTAGACGCTGCCGTATTAGGGCATAGTCAAGATATTTTAAGATTAGTGGAGAATTATGTCAGTAAAAATTGATTACAGTAAAGATAGTCTTTTAGATGAGTTCGCAATAGCAACTCTCAAAGACAGATATATGATTCCAGGCGAAGAGTCGCCTCAGGAAGCATTTGCTCGTGCTGCAGAAACATTCGCAGATGACGATGCTCATGCACAGCGTTTGTATGATTATGTAAGTAACCTTTGGTTTATGTTCGCAACTCCAGTACTATCAAATGGTGGTACGAGAAGAGGATTACCAATAAGTTGCTTTCTTAACTATGTAGATGACAGTAGAGAGGGTATAACAGACCACTTTACTGAAAATGCATTTCTATCATCTTTTGGTGGTGGTATTGGTGGATATTGGGGTCATGTCCGTTCTTCAGGAACTAAGACATCAAAAGGCTCTGAGTCTACTGGTGTAATACCTTTCGTAAAAGTTGTAGATGCAGAAATGCTTGCTTTCTCACAGGGTGTAACCCGTAGAGGAAGTTATGCAGGGTATCTCGATATAGACCACCCAGAGATTGAAGAGTTCTTAGATATAAGAAAACCAACAGGCGGAGATACAAACCGTAAGTGTCTAAACTTACACCATGGTATTGTAGTCACTGATAAGTATATGGAACTTATACATAGAGCAACAAAAGAAGAAGGATTCGATGATAGTTGGGATTTGATTGACCCACATAGTGGTGAGATTACAAAAACAGTATCTGCTCGTGCATTATGGGTAAAGATACTACAAAATAGAATGGAAACAGGAGAGCCATACATTATGTTTGGTGATGCTGTAAATTCTGAACTACCTGACTTTCAGAAAAAGAAAGGATTGAAAGTACATCAAAGTAATTTATGTTCTGAGATTACACTTCCAACAGATGAAGAGAGAACAGCAGTATGTTGTCTTTCTAGTGTGAACTTAGAGTATTATGACGAGTGGAAAACTCATGGTGCTTTCATTCCTGATTTAATTCGTATGCTCGATAATGTCTTAACATCATTTATCGAGAACGCGCCAGAGCAACTACATAAAGCAAAGTTTAGTGCTATGAGGGAGAGAAGCATAGGACTTGGCGCTATGGGATTTCATGCTTACTTACAAAAGTCTAGCATACCTTTTGAGAGTGCAATGGCGACTGCTGCTAACCTAGAGATGTTTCAACACATCAAGGAATCAGCGCAGAAAACAACGAGAGAACTTGCCGTTGAAAGAGGAGCATGTCCAGATGATGATTCTTGCACAGTAAGAAATGCACATCTACTAGCAATCGCTCCAAATGCAAGTTCAAGTATTATCTGTGGTAATACATCACCGAGTATCGAACCATTTAGAGCAAATGCTTATACACAGAAAACAAAGTCTGGGTCTAATCTAGTAAAGAACAAGTTTCTTGAAGCAGTATTAGAAGAGCATGGAAAGAATGATGATGATACTTGGAGAACTATTATCACAAACAAAGGCAGTTGTCAACATCTTGACTTCCTAACACAGTGGGAGAAAGATACATTTAAAACTGCCGTAGAAATAAATCAAGGCTGGGTAATAGAACACGCTTCAGGTAGACAACCAATGATATGTCAATCACAGAGTGTGAATCTATTTTTCCCACCTGATGTAAACAAAGGGGAGTTGCACAATGTACACATGGTGGCTTGGGCAAAAAACCTTAAAACTTTATATTACCTACGCAGTGAGGCAATATCTCGTGCAGATAATGTTTCAAGCGTTGCTAAAAGAGAAATAATTTTTGAAAACCAAGATTGTTTAAGTTGTGAGGGATAAATGAACTTACTAGAAGAAAGAGAATACTACAAACCTTTTAGTTATCCGTGGGCTTTTGAGAAGTACAAAAGGCAACAGCAGATGCACTGGCTTCCAGACGAAGTACCACTACAAGATGACATAAAGGATTATAACAAAAAACTGACTGATGATGAAAGACTATTGATAGATAATATTTTTCGTTTCTTCACACAGGCAGATGTTGATGTATGTTGTGGATATGCAAAACACTATCTACCAACATTCAAGCAACCAGAAGTAAGAATGATGCTTGTGAGTTTTGCTGCAATGGAAGCAGTTCACCAAGAAGCATATTCTTTACTATTAGAAACTTTAGGTAAATCAGATGATATGTACCAAGAGTTTTTTGATATACAAGCGATGTCAGATAAACATGATTATCTAACAGATTTTAACATGGAAACAAAACATGACATGGCGAAGACTATGGCAGTCTATAGTGGATTTACAGAAGGAGTACAACTATTTAGTAGTTTTGCTATACTTCTAAACTATCCAAGACACAATCTTATGAAAGGTATGGGTCAGATTGTTACATGGTCAATTAGAGATGAGAGTCTACATGTAGAAGGCTTATCAGAACTATTTAGAACTTTTATGAGAGAGAATCCAGAACTGTGGACAGATAAATTAAAGTATGAAATTTACTGTGCCGCAGAGAGGACAGTAGAATTAGAAGATAAATTTATTGACATCTGTTTCAACAAAGTTTCAGTACCAGACCTAACTGCGACAGAAGTAAAGGAATATATCCGATACATAGCCGACAGAAGATTACTAGGTCTAGGTATGAAGGCTATCTTTAAAAGCACGGAGAATCCGTTGCCTTGGATAGATATGCAAGTTAACGCAGTTGAGCATACCAACTTTTTTGAAAACCGTGCTACCGAGTATGCTAAGGCTAGTACACAAGGAAATTGGCAGGATATATTTAAATGACAGAACAGTTACAACCAACTATCACTATAGATGGAGTTGAGCATGATGTTGAAGATTTAAATAATGAGCAGAAATCTATTATTGGACACTTACAATTATGTGACCAACAGATTTCTCATTATCAGAATATGTTAGCATTAACTCAAACTGCAAGACAGGCCTATATAAATGACTTAGGTAATCAACTTAATACAGCAGAAGATAAAGAATGAATATCTACATAGGGTATGAATCATCTCACCCAGAAATGTTTGAGGTGTGTAAAGAATCTATACTTAGGTTTAATCCTACGCATAAGATTTATCCCTTGATTAAGTCTGATTTACAGGAACAAGGTATCTATACTAGAAAAGAAGAAAGTGCAAGTACAGAATTTGCTTTCACTAGGTTTCTTGTTCCTTACCTGTCTAACTATATGGGTTGGTCATTATTCTGCGATGGAGACTTCATGTGGCGATGTGACCCACAAGAAATAGTACATCATAAAAATTCACACAAATCCGTCATGTGTGTAAAACACCCACAATTTATTTTAGAAGATAAAATAAAAATGGACGGAAAAATAAATAGACCATACCCTAAAAAGTATTGGTCTTCACTAATGTATTTCAATAATGCATTATGTAATTCACTAAGTTTGTGGTATGTCAACAACGCAGCCCCAGTACATCTACATGGTTTTACATGGGCTCTAGGGCATGATGATACTGACGGCGTTGGAGACTTGCCCGCATCATACAATGCTATGGTAGGTTACTATGATTTTGGTAACTATGCTAAAGCAGTTCACTTTACAGACGGTGGCCCTTGGTTAGGTGACCACAATAACTTCAAACACCCACTATATGAGAAAGAATGGATAAACTTATCAGAACAATTGAAAACAAAGAAATCATCTTTGTAGGAAATTCAGTAGAAATATTACAACATAAGAAAGGAGAGTGGATAGACTCTCATGATATTGTTGTGCGTTTTGGAAAGGGTATGCCAACTCCTGATAAGTATGAATCAATAGGACAGCGTACTGATATATGGATATCTGGTTTTCTTAGAAGTAAACATCAGGTGTATTATCCAATGGCATTGAAACTCTTAAATAGAGCGAGAGTTGATTTAGACAGCGATGTGTCAAGACATAAAATTGGAAAAGACTGGATAACTATGTTTACAGATGACGAGTTGAAATCTATTTATGAAGAATTCGGTATAAAAAATAACGACTTTCATGCAAAGCGTCCTTCAAATGGATTTATTTCAATCTTATTTTTCACTCGTATGGTTCATGTATGGAAAAAATTGTCATTAATAGGATTTGACTTTTTCGCCAAAGACGCTGGTTTCAAAGTAGGGAATGCTGTACCATACTCGTGGCATCTTCCGATAAATACAGTAAATGAGAATCCTCATATGGGAGCCGCAGAACGAGGCTATGTAATGGATTTGGTTCGAAAAAATATTTTGGATTGGAAAATTTTGTCAGACCTCGAGGAAAAATCAGTCGATTTTACCTAACTTATAACCCGCCTGTACTAACTTTCTAGTTGTAATCTTTTGTTTTTCTGATTTTAAAAGAATTTGTTCATTCAATCTAGCATTTCTTAGATTCAATGGTATCTTGTCTATCAAGTTTCCATAGAGTTCAAATGGTGCTGCTAGTTGAATCCCAGTAGGTAATGAATAATAATCAGACATCAATGTACTATGGTCTATATTTATTGAGTATGATTTTCTTAACATTATATTGTGATTGATACAGTCCTTTGGTCCGATAGCATCTAACTTAATTAATTTATCAAGTCTGCCGTCCATGTATAAAGGCATATCAGTTGGTTTGAGTTTCATCAACGCTCTAAAGAATACTACATTACTGCAGTTATTTAGATACGCATCTATTTGTGGTTCGCCCTTGAATCTAGTTGCAAAATGAGTTCCGCCCTTAAAGAACAAATTCCCATCTCTAATCTTCATCAATGCGTCATAGTTTACCATAAACATATCCCAATCATATTGTTTAAATGCTACACTTTCCCATTGGGCATCTGTTATGTTTGTTCCTTGTGGAACTTTATGATTAATCTTTAGAATGTTATAGTAATTTTTATATGCTGGGTGTTTTCTATACATTAGTTTTCTATTTAATAACCCAACTTTATTATCAAAGTAAGACTCAGGTGGTATATGACCACTAACCAGTTTACCTGCGTGGAATATATTATTACCTGTAATAACCATAAGTCTTTTACTTGGTCTTTGTGATTCGGGTTTATCCATATACCATCTTCGCATATGAAGTATCATTTTTGCAATATTATTAGTTACTCCAGGTAGTTGATAACATTTTATCTGTCTAAAATTTTCTAATGCCCATTTTACTAAGACATCGTCCCATTCTTCATACTTAAAGTATAGGTGCACGCGGAACTCCTCCGACTTGTCAAGTAGAGACGCTAGTGTGAAAGCAGTGTAGTCTTTCTTATATAATATTGCTATATCTATCATTTGTGTATTTTATACTCCCAAAAATTATCTAAATACCTTTCCATTCTATCTTCTGCATCGTCATCAAAGTCAAATATTATACCAGACCTTTTTGACGAGAGAATCTTACATATTGCATCGTAAGCCGTGCAGTTTTTTGTATTGCTACATGCTGCATAGAAACTTTCATATGTAACGAGTTTCTTTTCTCTTATCTTTCTAGGATTAGATACTAGTTGTAATTTCTTTCCTAATAATAGTGCTATGATTCCCATTTCACTATTCGGACAGGTCGCTACTTCTTTACAATTAAGTAGTAGTTCATACCCACCCTCTTTTTTGTGTAAAACATTTTCTTCCCCAACTTCCATGTTCCATTTTGCTATCCAAACAGGAGCAGTTATTGGGTGCGGTTTTACTTTATAACCTTGTTCTTTTACGAGTTTTTTAACCTTTCTAAAATCAATTAGTGGGCCATTCATTAAGTTACTGCCTGGCGGAAAGATAACTTTATCGTAAAACTCTGTATTCCATTGTAACGAATATTTATTTTGCAAGTTTGCTTTTATTTTACTTATTCGTTCTTCATCAATTTTTATGTCTGAATCAACGATACTTTGTAAAATTTTATCATTAATTTTTACTGAACTAACTCTCATGTAAATACCTTTACCAAGAAAGTCAGTATATAACCAACTTCTTATAGTTTTGACTTCATTAGTATTAAACCATAAGTCATACTCAAAAGGCACTCCTCTATGAGATTCGCGTATAATTCGTTTCTTAAATTTGTTAAGTAGTTCTAAATCTTTCTTAGGTCTAAAACTACTACCTGATTTCATAAAATGAGTTGGGATATCTCCTAACTCTTCATTTATACTCATTTGTTCAAGAGGCTTACTAGGTTTTATTGCTCTGCCTTCTTCCATTCTTTAACCTCTTGAATTAATTCAAATAATCTTTTTTCTATATTTTTCATGCGGTCTTCGTTTTCACCTATTGTGTCGAAGATTGCGCTCATCATACTTTCGAGTTTTTTATTTACATACTCGGGAGTAATTTCCGTCTTTCTGTGACTCTCTGCCATTTCTTAACTCCATTGTGAGCCGTCCCAGAAGGAAGCCCCTAAATCGGAGGCGCTTGATACTTCAGTATCGAATATTGTTCCTGCTGAACTGGCTGTTATTCTTTCGTAAACAACTGTATCTGTTGCAGTAGCAAATACTGTTAGATGATCAGTTGTAATTGTTGTGTCTGTTGATTTTGTGGTTTCAAATGTTGTAGTTGTACCATCTTCTTCCGTTCTAGTTGTTTCAAATGTAGTTGTTGTAGCAAATGCAGTTTCAAATGTAGTTGTAGTAGATTTGCTTGTTGCTGTAGATTGAGTTGTAGCAGTAGTTTGTGTAGTATTAAATGTTGTAGAAGTTGTTCTACTTGTATCTGTGCCTCTACTTGTACCTGTTGTAGTATTGGTATTAAATGTAGTTGTAGTAGATTTAGTTGTATCTGTTGACGCAGAAGTACCTGTTGTAATTGTAGTATCAAATGCAGTCGTTGTAGATTTACTTGTCGCTGTTGCTCTTGTTGTAAGTGTTCCAAGAGTTGTAGCATAAGTTGTTGTAGTAGATTGAGTTGTATCTGTCGCTCTACTTGTACCTGAGGAACGAGTAGTATTAAATGTGGTTGTAGTATTTTTACTTGTTTCTGTACCTCTACTTGTTGCTGTTGTAGTATTTGTATTAAATGTAGTTGTAGTATTTTTACTTGTAGCAGTTCCTCTACTTGTAGCAGTTCCACTAGAAGTATTAAATGTAGTTGTAGTTGCTCTACTTGTACCTGTGGCTCTTGAAGAACTTCTACTTGTACCATACGCTGTTTCGTAAGATGTACCTCTAGTTGTACTTGTATTATCTGTGTAAGCAGTAGTTGTAGTATAAGCAGTTGTAGTACTTCTACTTGTACCTGTTGCTCTACTTGTATTTGTATTGTTTGTAAATCCTGTGTTATCTACATAAGCAGTTGCTGTGCTTCTACTTGTATTAGTTACATTAGTAAATCCTGTATTATCTACATAAGCAGTCGCTGTGCTTCTTGCTGTATTTGTAGAGTTTGTAAATCCTGTATTATCTGTATACGCTGTTGACCTACTTGTATTAGTGTTTCTTGTAGAGTTATATCCAGTGGAGTTTGTAAACCCTGTTGAATTTGTAAATCCTGTATTTCTAGATGTGTTTGTACTTCTAGCAGTATTTGTATTATTTGTAAATCCTGTATTCCTACTCGTATTTGTACCTCTTGAAGTATTTGTATTATTTGTAAATCCTGTATTTCTACTTGTAGCATATGATGTAGAGTTTGTAAACCCTGTTGAGTTTGTAAATGATGTACTATACGAAGTATTTCTAGTTGTAGACCTACTTGTGTTTGTATTAAATGTTTCTGTATTTACAAAGGTTCCGCTTTCTTCTTCCTCTGTGGACAAAGTAAATGTTACATTTGTAAATGAAGTGTTATAACTTGTTGACCTAGTTGTATTTCTACTTGTGTTTGTGTTCCTAGAAGTATTAGTATTTCTAGAAGTATTGTAAGAAGTACTCCTACTTGTATTTGTAGAGTTTGTAAATCCTGTATTATCTGTGTAAGCCGTGCCTCTACTTGTATTTGTAGAGTTTGTAAATCCTGTATTATCTGTATATGCTGTTGACCTACTTGTATTAGTATTTCTAGAAGTATTAGTATTTCTACTTGTACCATAAGATGTAGAGTTTGTAAACCCAGTATTTCTAGAAGTATTTGTGCCTCTTGAAGTATTTGTATTATCTGTATATGCTGTACTTGTGTTCCTGCTTGTATTTGTAGACCTAGAAGTATTTGTATTATCTTCGTAAGCAGTACTTGTATTTCTACTTGTATTTGTAGACCTACTTGTGTTTGTACTATCTGTGTAAGCAGTAGTTGTATCATACGCAGTTGTTGTACTTCTACTTGTTGCTGTTCCTCTACTTGTATTTGTACTATTTGTAAAACCAGTATTCCTAGTTGTTGTTATCGTCGTGTCATACGAAGTCGTATAGGTTGTGGTTGTATTATATGAAGTAGTTGTAGACCTATCTGTTTCAAAAGTCGTTGTTGTTGTATAATTTGTTGTTGTATTAAACGTAGTTGTAGTAGACCTAGTTGTATTATAGGTTGTAGTTGTTGTATAATTTGTAGTAGTAGTAAACGTAGTAGTTGTAGACCTTGTAGTATTAAAAGTCGTAGTTGTATTATACGCAGTTGTAGTTTCAAAGGTTGTTGTAGTTGACCTAGTTGTATCAAAAGTAGTTGTGGTTGTGTAGGTAGTATTAGAATCAAAAGTCGTAGTTGTAGACCTAGTTGTTTGATACGCTGTTTCTGTATTGAACAGAGTTGTAGTAGTGAAAGTTGTAGTTGTAGACCTAGTTGTATTATAGGTTGTAGTTGTCGTATAATTTGTTGTTGTAGTAAATGTAGTTGTAGTATTCTTTGATGTATTAAATGTAGTAGTAGTATTAAAAGTTGTAGTTGTATTGAATACAGTTGTAGTTGCTCTTGTTGTAGTAATAGTTGTATCTGTTGCTCTACTAGTGTTAAATGTAGTTACAGTATCTGTTGCCCTATTTGTATCAAAGGTTGTATTTGTTGCAAAAGCGGTTTCTTGTGTTCCTGAGATGTAAGTTGTTTCTGTATTTGTAGACCTACTTGTTTCATGCACAGCACTGAACGGCCCTTCAAGAGAGCCGCCATTGTTTACGAACACTTCGTTTACTCGTCTAAGTGTACCACCGTCATTAACAGCGATAAACCTGATGGTGCGGAGTGTTCCGCCATCATTTACAAATATACCCATTATGCTCCTCTATTAATATACAAAGAAGATGTGGCCATCACTTGTACTGCCTACTCCAGTTGGAGCAGTTGTTGTGATTGTAAATGGTAATCTTGCTTTTGGTATAGTTCCACTTCCAAGTCTGTCTGATGCGACACTTCCTTCAAAGTTTCTACTTGCGTCGATTACATCACTACCATCAATTTTTAATCCTGCGTCTTCGATGTTAAAATCTAATTTCTGTCCCATTTTATACCTCTATTGTTGTTCTAATGAACTTGAACGCCATAGTATCGCTTGATGCGGGCGTTGCTAATAATCTAACACTTCCACTACTTATATCTGCGTCAAAAGCGGCTTGGGCTCCATTGTCAAATATAGAAGCGTATTGTGTTAAGTAAACTGTTGACCCATCATGGAATAGTGAAATCTTTAAAGTATGATAGTCACTATCTGTTGAGTTTGTAATTTGTACTGTATATTCAGCACTTCTAAATGTTGCTGCAGTAAATGTATCTAGTGCAAATTGTGATGTTGAAGTTGAACTTCCTGTACCTACATCAAACCCAGCAACTTCGTCTATATGAAGTTTTTGTGGTGGGTTAGTATCTTGAACACCTACATTACCTGTTGTTGTTACTGCTGAAGGACTTATATTACCACATGTAAAATTACCTGTGAATGTTTGTCCAGATAAAGCATCGGACTTTAACTCTGAAGAAGATACAGCATTTGCTGCTATATGTGTTGCATCAACAATACCAGTACCAATTTTATTAGCATTAATTGCGTTATGTGCAATATCTCCTGCAACGATTGTTAAGCCAACTATCTTTGCTGAAGTAATAGAATTATCTGCTAAGTCTGCTGTGACAATAGTTCCATTGGCAATACTTGCTGAGACAACTGAGTTGGCCGCTAATTTAGCCGCAGTAACTGCATCGTCTGCTAAGTCTACAGTATTGACTGCTCCATTTACTATTTTTGCTGAAGTAACTGCATTATCTGCTAGTTCATTATTAGTTATAGAATTATTTGCTATCTTAGTAGCATTTACAGCGTTATCTGCAATATCTCCAGTAGCAATCGTATTCGCTGCTATCTGTGTAGTTGTAATTAAACCATCGGGTATATGTATAACTCCGATAGAGTTCTGAGCAATTTCACTTGCCCCAACAACATTTTCTGCTATCTTAGCCGCTGTAATCGCATTGTTTGCTATGTCGCCTGTTGCGATTGTACCATCTAATATCTGGTCAGTAGTAATCTGCCCATCATCTATATGTTTTGTTAAAATACTGTTTTGTGCAATCTTTGAACCGTTTACAGCGTTATCTGCAATCATGCTGTTTTCTACAGCACTTGCTTGTATTGTTGCTGAGCCTGTTACATTTCCACTACCATCAAAAGATGCAGATGTCCAAACGACATCTCCTGTCATTCCAATAGTTCTTCCTGTTGCTAATGCAGTTGCTGTATCAGCATTACCTGTTACATTACCTGTAATATTACCGTAGCCTCTGCCAAAGTCAATATCGGCTTGTGCATAACCTGTTCCACTTGTATTAACTGTTGTGGTTGGCTCTGATTGTAAATCTTTAAAGAATGTCCATCTAGAGTTACTTGCGTCCCTAAATATACCAGCGTATTCATCTTGTGACCCACTATCATCATATAACCCATAGAAACCAATATCAATTGCGTCTGATGAATTATTAGTTGTTGCTAATGAAATCATTGGGTCTGAAACTGTTAGTGTTGTAGATGAAACAACTGTTTCTGTTCCAGATACTGTTAAGTTACCTGAAACTGTTAAATCTGATACTGTAAAGTTTGCTGAACTATCTAACTCATCGGCTCCGACTGCATCTGCTGCTATCTTTGCTCTTGTTACTTGGTCTGCTCCAAGATGTATCGTATCGATACTTCCTGTTATTAGTTCTGCACTATCTACTGAGTTTGCTGCAAGTAAGTCTGCAGTTACAGTTCCACTTGGAATCTGTGTTGCTGTTACAGAGTTATTTGCTATCTCTGAACTACCTACTTGGTTTGCTGCTATCTTCGCTGAAGTTATTGCATTATTTGCTATATCTCCAGTCGCTATTGTTCCGTCCAAGATTTGGTCGGTTGTAACTTGTCCATCATCAATGTGTTTTGTTAAGATAGAGTTTTGTGCTATTTTTGTACCATCTACTGCATTGTCTGCTATATTACTAGTAGCAATAGTGTTTGCAGCAATATCTGCTGATACAATAGTACCGTTTACTATCTTGGCTGATGTGATTGAATTATCTGCTAAATCTGCTGTTACAATTGTACCATTTGCTATACTTGCTGATACAACTGCATTGGCTGCTAATTTAGCGGCTGTTACTGCGTCATCTGCAATATCGCCTGTTGCTATTGTGCCATCTAAAATTTGGTCTGTTGTTATTTGACCGTCGTCTATGTGTTGTGTTAAAATCGCATTGTCTGCAATCTTCGCGCTAGTTACTGCATCATCTGCTAACTTAGCGGTGGTTACATTACCTGCTGCTATATGTATAGTGTCAACACTACCTGTTACTAATTCTGCACTATCAACTGAGTTTGCAGCAAGTTGTGTTCCTGTAACAGCATTACCTGCTATCTCTGAACTAGCAACTTGGTTTGCGGCAATCTCTGCTGAAGTGATAGCATTTGCGGCTATCTTTGCAGTGGTTACTTGACCTGAGCCAATATGTATTGTATCAATACTACCTGTAATTAGTTGAGCAGAATCTACTGAGTTTGAAGCCAGTGCTGCTGTGTTGATTGCATTATCTGCTACGGCTGTAACCGCTGTATCTTGTAATTGTGCTGCCCCAATAGCGTTAGTTGCAACTTCAGAAGTGCCAACAGCATTCTCTGCTATTTCACTTGACCCTACTGCGTTTGCTGCTATTTCACTGGCAGTTATGGAATTACTGACTATCTCAGTAGTTCCGACTGCGTTCGCCTCAAGGGTAGAGACTAATGCGTTTTGTTTTCCTATGAGAGACATATTATGTTTGCTCCAAATATGAGAGCGTTACATCTATCGAAGATGCGACATTGCTCTGTACCTTGATTGCGTCTCCTGCTTCTAAAACAACTTTACCGTCTCCACCTACTGCTACAATTGTTGTGCCACTAGGTATTGGTGTACCGTGTGTTAGACTTATATGGGTAGAAGAACTTGAATCGAAAAACTGTGCAGTACCCTCAATCGCTCCGCCACTTTGATTACAAAGATATAGACCGATTATTGTACTTGTAGTTCCTGATGGACAAGTATATACAGTTGTAAGCGATGTGCCTACATCTGCGCTTGTTGCTGTTTTAAAGTTTGATGCCATCTTATTATCCTAATGCTATACTCATTGCAAGAACATCGGACAAATCTACGGTAGCATCTGGGTCATTAAAGTTTGCTACCGCTACGATTGTTCCGTCTTCTTTTTTTGTGTATATCTTTTTATCAGAAACATTCATAGCAATTTCGTGAGTTGCTAAATCCGACCCTGTCGGTACATTTCCTACTGTTTCTGACCTTTTTATTTTTATAGTTTGAGCCATTCTTAGAATGTACCTCCATCTAAGGTGTTACTCCATGTAACTGTGGAAGATGCTCCAACTTGTAAAATTTGTCCTACTGAATTTGTAGAATCATAAGTTCCTATTGAAAGTCTTGAATAACCACCATTTGCTCCATTTGCTCCAAATAGAATATCTCCATTTGCAGTTGCAGTTATACCTTTCAATCTTAGTGTGTCTGAGTTGATTTCTATTGCTTTATCATCAACATTAACTGATAGAGTGTTACCTGACTTAGCAAGTCCATTCCCACCTGTAATCTGTCCAGCACCTGAGAATTGTGTAAATGTAAGTGCATCACTTCCGAGTGTTGCAGTTCCTGTTACTGATGTTAGTACATAAGCGTTATCTGCATTGTTTGACCCTTCTTCAACAAAGGCGAATAAACCACCTGTAACTTGTGTTGAAGAATCTGCATCTTCTACTCTTGTTAAAACAAAAGCATTACTACCATCACCTACAGTTGTTACACTATAGATACCGTTATGTGCTCCTGAAGACTGGTCTTTTACTAAGACTCTGTTTCCAGAAGATAGAGTAACACCATCAACTGATATTGCTCCATTTGAATCTGCTGTAAGAGTTGCTCCAACTCCAGACGACCCATTATTATATGTGGCCGATAAGTTTGCTGTAGTTGCTACTCTTACTGAATCTTTTATGTCTAGTGCTTGTTTTACACTATCAACATATGACTTGTTTGCTGCGTCCGTGCTTGATGAAGGAGTCGCAACATTTTGTAATCTGTTAGACCCGAAGTCTACTGTTTGTGAGCCTGCTACTGTTAGTCCAGCATCAAAGTCTGCTGAAGCCCCAAAAGTTGGAGTACCAGTAACTGTGATTGCGTCACTTGAAGCATTACCTAAAGTTATTGCTCCATTTAATGCAGTTGCTCCTGAGACCGTTAAGTCTGCGCTACCTGTTATATCGCTTGTTACTGCTAAAGTACCAGCGACTGTTGTATTACCTGAAGAAGCATTTACTGTAAACTTGTTTGTTGCAACATCAAAGTTACCATCAACTCCTAAAGTTGTAGTTACATCTAATGAAGCACCAAGTGTTACTGCACTTGATACGTTTAATGTGTTGTTTAAGTCTACTGCTTTTGCGATTTCAATTTCTTCACTACCGTTTGTAGTGATAAACTTCATGTATGAGTTTCCACCCTCATTGATGTCTAAAGCCGCGGCTTGGTTATCAGGTATTGTTAGTGAGTTTGCTTGACCATCTAAATCTAATGTACCACCATGCGTTATTATTAGATTTCCAGCAGGAGCGATTGTTAATGCTCCTGAACCTGTTGAGATTGTATCACTTGATCCAGTTACTACGATGTTACCAGATTTTAAAGAATCTATCTTGCTGTTTGAATCTACAAGGATTGCTGAACTTGCTGTCAATGTACCAGCAGTATGGTCGAGCATATTTACATATACTTCCCCACCTATGGTTGTGACTGCCGCCGAACTTGGGTGACCTATAAATAGTTTATTAGAACTACTAGAATAGGCTAACTCACCAGCACCAAGCGAGGTAGGAGCAGCGGTGGTATTACTCCTTTTAATCTTAATTGTTTGTGCCATTATTTAATTTCCTATATGAGTTTTAGAAACTCCCTGCGTCTATCGTGTCTGAATCTGACGAATTGTTACCAATCATTATTGGAACAAATTGAAATGTTCCAGAACTGACTTCACGATAAATCTTTAACTGATTATCATCAGTATCATAAAATAAGTCCCCTTCTGCTAACCCGGTTGAGCCTGCAGTTGGCGCTGTTGTTTGGGTGTAAAATTGATTCGCTAAATGATCTAGCGCGTCTCCTACTGTGGTTATCCCTGCTAACTGGCCTGGGGCATCTGTATAACTTACGGCATCGGCATCACTAACAGAACCTGGTATTGCACTAGATATTGTTAGTTCGGTCGTACTTGATGTTGCACTAATAGATGTTGTTAGGGGAGTAATAGTTAATTTAACAGACATTATCGCGTTACCTCAGCGGTGACCCTTGCCACGCCTTGAATTAATCTAGTTACAGTACTTGCGCCTGTATTGACTAATTCTAAGTCATAATAATATTTACCTGCTGCTATGCTAGCAGTGGTAGTGTTGTTCAATTCCATTTTTATTTTTCCTTCGGAAGCAGACACTATTGAACAAGTAAAGTCTGCGGTTTTAGTAGTAGAAGTTGGTGACGGTCTTAATTGCGCACGAGCAGTATGGGTATTCAAATTACTATTTGACCCATCTTGTGATACTTGAATTTGTAGTGCGTAATCAGAACCTTGGTCGATTACGATATCGTATGTACCTGCTGCCATTTAACTTTTACTCCTATATGCTAAATTATACCAAAAATATGAGGTGATGTCAAGAACTATTTTTGAGCGGTTATGATTTATCCTCATGAATTAGGGTATTTATCTTTTACAGCCTTCCTGCCGAGGTAGAACCCTCCAGTTTTTGCTGCATCTCCAAACTTGCCACTATCTATGTCATGGTATAATAAGTCTAATTGTTCTTTAAGCACTGCATAGTATAGTGCTCTTTTTGTTGCTGTTGTTGAACCTGATTTAGTTAAATTTATATTCATTCACCTTGCCTCTTTACTACAATATTTTTATCTGAAAAATTTTTGTATCCTACTTTTTTATAATTAACTACATAGTTGCCTGGTTCAGTAGCCGTAAGAGTTAAAGTGGTGTCACTCATTGTACCTGCTGAAGTTCCATCTATAAATACTTCTGTACCTGCAGGTAACCCTGTAACGGTTACTACTCCATCAATTGCTGGTGTAGTTGTACTATAACTAGGATTAAATACACTTTTCTCAACTATACCATCTCCACTACTATTTACCCAGTAGTCACTATCAGAAGGTACATTATCTTGGTCTACACTTAAGTAAGATAATCCTGCATTTGCTTGTTCTGTTTTTATATCATCATTAACTAATCCGCTTGTAGACCAAGCAATTAGTTTTGTTGAGTTATTATAAAATATATGCCATGTTGCCATTAAAAACTTTCTCCATTTAAAAAATTTGGTTCTTTAAAAACTATATAAGAATAGAAGGCTACAACAGTGTTATCTGCTCCATTTACTGCACTAGCATTTGGTGCATCAAAATTACTTTCTAGTCTTAATTGATATGTTCCACTGTTTAATCTTGAAGTTGCAGTTATTCCTGTAGTTCCATTATATTCATTTATGTTTTCTTCTTCTTCGTCTCCATCGTCTATTTGGTCTAACCCTTCAAAATAGTATGGTCTGTAAACTTCTTGTGCTACATCTCCTGAACCGCCAGAGGAAGCACCACTTGACCCTATCTTTCTTCCATCACACCATCGAACCATAAATGCTGGGTGATAATTTAATCCATGTGTTATATCAACTTGGGTCTGTGTATAAGTAACCCCATCATAAGTAAAACTAGTCATTCCTCTTAGAGGTAATAAAATTCCTTGTCCATAACTATGTACTATCAAACTAGCGGCTGCTCTAGAGTCAAAAGATAATGGTGTGGTTGATGTAGTATCTGTTACATCAACTCCTGACTTTGAAACAAATAATCCAAAGTCACTCCCTCTTTTTCCTACTAATACTCTATTTGCCATTAGAACCTCGCTACACTTACTATTCTTGGTAAGACAGAAAACTTAATTGATACTGCTGATGTTGTACTTAAATTAGTAACACTTATTGCAGATGTACTTGTAGAGTTTATAGTAAATATATTACTTACTCCAGAAGTACCTGAACTACTACTGTTACCTGTTATTACTCCAAATCCTCCAAAAGATAATGCTCCAAATCCCCAGTTAAAATTACTAAAATTTATAGTCGCTGTTGTATTTGCAGAAACTGATGTTGTTGTGGAGGTAGTAGCATTTGTACTTGTGTCCATGTTTTGAAGTTGAAATAAAGCCTTAATATCTCCTGCTGCACCTTTATCAGTGTTAAATATTAATTGGTCATCTGTACAAGTATTAACATTTTGTCCGGGTTTACTAATCCATATTCCGTAATTACTTGAACCTCTTGTTGATGACCCTCTTCCTATTAGTACTCTTTCTGCCATAATCTATCCAAAATAAGTTGAGTTCATATACCCGTATGCACAAGGTATTCTTAGTACAAAGTAATTTACATTTAGTGCGTTTTCTTGTGAAGAACTAACTCCAGAATAGTTTCTTCCATCAGATGGTAGTGGTGCAGTTAAAGTTGTAATAGGGTCTACTTCTGTAAATGTAAATGCATCTGCCGTTATTGGAGTTACTGTACTTGTTGTTGTTTTCCATAAACTAACTTCGCTTACAAAGTTACTTATAAAATCGTTATTTTCTCTTTCGCCTCTATTTTTTTCTGTAAATATAACCGCTGGTATGTATCCTAGACTAGATTTACTTCCTGTAGTTAAAAAATTATCTGCGCTATCTCCTAAGTTTAAATCAAAACCTCCTGCATATATCTGTCCTGTTCTAAATGCTGTAGAATCAAATAATAAGTTTTCGTTTGTGGCTGTGAGGGCATTTTGTCCTTTCTTTGATACTTTTATTCCAAAGTCACTGCCTATTTTTCCTAGTGCTACTCTATTTGCCATTATGAACTATCCGCTATAACTATACGCGGGCCTCCGTTTCCACTTCTTGAATCTATGTCTATTGAGTCATTTGCAACAGCCGATGAACTATCAGAGAAGAACTGTGTAGTTCCTGATGTAAGTTTTATTCTACCTGCTGTGACTGATGTTGATGCTGTAAAGAGTGTTTGAACTATCTGTGCATTTGTACTTTGGTTAGCAGTTGCTCCTGCGGCTGCTCCACTCTTAATAGTTCCTACTGCTGTTCCGTCTACACTTCCTGTTAGGTTTCCACCTAATATAGTTGCAGTACTATCATTATCTACATTTCCTAGTCCAACATTTGCTTTAGTTGTACCAGATTGTATACTAGATACAGATGTTGTCGCTGCATCACTTAGTCCTGAAACTTCACTTGTTGATATATTTAGACCTGCTGCTGTAATACTTACTGTACCTGTACTTCCATTTACAGATTGTACTGGTGCTCCTGCTGATGTAATAAAGTTACTATCATTTGTTAAACTATTAATAGTAAGACCACCAGTTCCAGATAATTTTATTCTATCTGCTGTGATTGTTCCAGTAGCAATATTACCACCATCTATAGAGGTAATTGCTGTTCCGCCCTCACTGAATGTTCCTCCGCTAAAAGTAACTACTCCAGAGAAGTTTGTGTGTTGTACAATAGTACTGTAACTCACGGTACAAGTCGAATCTCCTGCGCTAGCCTCTGTTCCGAAATATCTTACAGTCCAATGGGTGTTCTGTGTTGGGTCTTGTGTTCTTGGTTGGTTTGTCCATTTATTTACTGCAGAAGTATCTGCTAGTGCTAGAACTTCTGTTGCTCCACTACCACCATCTATATCGCCTGTCGCAAAGGTATAAGTAGTTGAGCCTGGTGTACTCGGTGCTCCTGATGTTGTTTTCTCATAGTATAAATATCCTTGTACTGACCTTTTACCGTCTGCTCCTTGTCCTCCAGGACTACCATCTGACCCTGTAAGTGTTTTTGTTAGTGTTATAACTCTTGTTGCAATAGTTGACCCTGCTGCTAAGTCTGTGACTGTGACTGTTATAGTAGCAGAGTTTGCTGCTACTGCACTTACTGTAATTGCACCACTTGAACTATTAACTGCGGCTGTACAACCAGAGGCAGATATTGATAAGCCAAAAGTTGCTGCTGCAGTTCCTGAAGATGCAAAAGCAAATGAGGTTGTTCCTTTCGAAACTGTGTAAGAACAAGTAAATGCATTTATCACAGAACTTGATAAAGTTCCAGATGTATCAGATGCTAAGAAAGAATGATTCTCATTACTTCCTGCTATATTGTATGCGGGCTCACCTTTGGTAACTCCAAATAGAGTTAGTGTATAACTTGTAGAACTGTTTCTTTTGACTGACCCAAATATACTATCATTGGCATAGTCAACTAGAGTAGTTGGTTTTGAGAACGCACCACCTGATATATCTACAGGTAACGGTTCGTCTGCTACAAGTGCTGTATCGCTTGATATCTCTCCTGCTCTGAAGTAATAATCTACAGAACTAACTGTTGCTTTGAATGGGTTGAATGATGCAAGTTCAGTACTAAATGCTGTACCACTACCTGTTACATCTCTACCTATATCACTTTGTGTTGCAGTAATTGTTCCTGTTGCAGTAGCATATGCAGAGCCACCGACTGCAAAGTATGCGTCAGAAGCACTATGTTTTTCTCTTGCTACAAATGCACTTGCACTTTTATCGAACAGTATAAATCCTGTTTCACTATTTGATAATCCACTAAAGTCTAAATTAGATTGATTCGATACTGTAGTAGTTGCTCCAAGTGCTGAGTAATTAAAATCATCAGGAGTAAAACTTACAAGTCCTGTTGTGGTATTAAGTTCAATAGAAGCATTAGTTAATGTACCTGTTTTATTTACAGTATATTGTACACCTTCATCTTCTTCTCCTAGATTTACTGTTTGGAAGTTTACATCAAAAGTACCTGAAACTATTGGTGATGCTTTACCTAGCATATTGAACACTCTTACTCTTATATAGTATGTTTGTGATACTGCATCTTCTAGTGCAAAGTCTGTGCCTGTTGTACTACCTGCTGTTAAAAATTTTACATTATCAATAGAGTATTCAACTACATACTCTCTTACAAATGCATAAGAACTTCCATCTGCGTTCTTTGGCTCTTCCCATGTGATATCTAAAACATTTGTTTTTACACCATCGGACAAGAGTCTTTGACTTGTAGATGTTCTTAATTTTGTTACATTTGGAACTGCATCTCCTGAGTTTGGTAAGAACAAAGTATTGTATTCTTTGATTGGTTCATTTTTATCAACATTATCAAACTTAGTTGCGTTATATTCTAGTGCAGTAATAGAAAATTCCATATTTGAATCTTCTGCTAAAGATATTACTCTAAATTGTTGTGCTACTTGTTCTGTTTTTCCAGTCGTTAATGAAGGTCTTTGTACTACAAACATTTGGTCAACAACTGGTGCTGTGCTATAGTTACCTGATACAGTAATAGTTGTTTTACCATTACTTGTTCCATCTATACTTGCAAGAGTTTTTTCTTCGACATAACTGTATGGAGTAAACTGTGTAAATACTGTATTACCGCTATCATCTTGTATTTTTTGAGAAGCCTCAATAGTAGTTATACCTGATATAATATCTCCTCTTACAAAAGAAGACCCTCCTATTGTTGCAGAGTCTTGTGCAAGTAAACATTTTTGTCCTGAAAAAGAAATACTAAATTTATAATCACTTACTGCATAACCAGAATCAAGTGCAAACTCTCTATCAAGTGTAAAAGTATTTGTGTCTGTTACTGCACTTATTCTTCCGCCCCATGACTTACCTTGTTTTCTTTTATCAAGAACATTAATAATATCACCAGGCTGTAAGAAACTTGCATTAATAGAAGTTTTAAAACTTACTGTTTGAGTGTTAAGATTCTCACTTAACATCTTCCATTTACCTAGTCGTCTTGCTTGTCCTCTTGATGTACAACCAAAAGCAACTAATTTAGAAGGTTTTACAAAGTCATCATCTAATTGTAATACTTCTTCGTTTTCAACATACTCTTCTCTTTTTCTGTATAAATCTTTTGGGTTATTCCAAGTAACAATAACTTGATTACTTCTAGATTTGAGTGCGCTACCTTCATATTCAAACTCTCCATTTATAACATTACCATTTGAGAACTGATAAACAGGGTCTTTTTCTGAATCTTGGACAACAACTGCTTCTCCATTTTTCCATACAATCATACCTCTCATGACACTTGCTAAATCACTGATAACTTTAAATGCTTCTGCTTTTGTTTGTAAAACTACATTCGCAGCAAATCTTGGTTCATGTAACCCTGTGCTACCACTTGGTATATAGTTAGCGTCACTAGTTGCAAATAGTGATAAAAAGTCTGCTGCTGGTATGTTTGCAGGAACAAGTTCATCACAGTATCTACCAATACCGAATAGTTCCCATTTATTTATCTGTGCTGCTGTGATATAGTTTCCTAATCCATATCTTTTGTTAGTCATTAAATCATAAAGAATCCATGCAGGATTATTAGACCATGACTGATAGAAACTACCGTCCCAATCTTGTTCAGTTGTAGTTATCTTTTCAGTACTTGGACTTCTTCTGTAATGAGCAGGAATAAAAATTTTATCTACCGCACTTACTGTTGTAGTTGCACTAGAAGTTGCTCCTGTAATAGTACCTCCAGTTACTGGTACATCTCTTGTACTTGTTCTTCCTCTAACATAGATAGTAGTTGAGCCAACAATCTTATCAATAACCATACTTGCAACAGAAACTGTAATTGTACCTGATACTGCTGCTAAGTCAGCAGCCTCTGAGTCGAGGGGCACTTCATATGTTATCTTTGTTGTACTTGTTACAATACAATCAAAAGTTCCATTGTAGTTACTAACCGATGCTCCTGCCACCGTAAGTTGAACAATATTACCTACAGGAAGACCGTGCCCACCATTGATTGTTATAGTTGCAGTTTGTTTCTTCGTATTTGAATCTCTAGTGCCTCCTAGAGCACTTGCTGTGATTGCTTGAGAGATAGATTCTCCTGTTTGGAAACTTGTTGTGCTTGCGACAGTTAACTTAAGGCCATCGTAATCGCAAGGAACATAGTTTGTTGGTACAGATATTAATTTACCATCAATCTCATATCCACGCTTGGGGATACTATTGAAGTTTTCTGCGTCTATATTTCCAGCAACATATGCAGTAAAAGGGTATTCCAGTTTGTCAGCAATCGATGCTTCAATGCTCTCTACGAAAATATCGTTAGATACCTGGTTATCATCATCACTACTTGGAGAAGTTGACAATCTAGTAACTTCTATCGCCCAGTCAAGTATGCCTTCATCATCTTTTATATCTTCAATATTGAAACCAAAAGTATGAGCATATTTTGCAGTACACTTTCCTCTGAAACCTGTATTGAACATGGTTGTAGTTTTTGTAGTACCTGCATTATTTACATATCTTAACTTAATTGTAAAGTTTACACTTGTTTCGTGTTGGTCACCTTTCTTCTTTCCTGTTTTTACTAATCGCACCATAGCATTAGTAAAGATTGTAACTTTTAGATAATCAGCATTTCTTTTTTCAAACTGTGAACTAGAAATAGTAAAATATTGTGGTTCACCATCTTTTAATACTGTTCCACTCTTTTGTTCTACTATCGCTGCAGTAGGAAACTCTGCAAAGAATCTACCATCTGGTGTTTGGTTTGCTAATCCATTTGCAGTTACAACTTCAAAGTTATCAAAGTTTGCAGTCTTTGAAATATTACCTGTTGCTAAATCAACATCTCTAAGTCTTGTTTCATCAATAAAAATAGAAGCATCGCCATGCACTAATCCTTTGATTGGCCCTTCTGCTATGGCATCAATAAAAGTTGCACTCTGTCTTGCAAATAAGTTATCATCAGCAGCGTAAGACGAGCCTCCGCCTCCGCCTTTACCTCCACCGGATCCTCTGATTATTATTGGTTTAAATTTCTTATTCAATTTGAGTTTGTCCTATTCCTGTATCATTTCGGCCGCCGCCACCGCCGCCTCCGCCACCGCCGCCGCCGCCACGACCGTAACTTCCTGTATTAGTATTTTGTCCATACTTAGACCCTGGTGTTCTAAAGTTGCTAATACCCACTAATTTTCTCTTCGATGAAGCGCCTGCTTTTGACCTCGCTGTTTGCGTAAATATCGAAGCAGATATAGTGGAAGACCCTGTTAATATTCTACCGTATACTAAAGGTACAGGGCCACCTTGTCTTGTTGTGTTTACTGCTCCACTAAATAAATAGTTTTCTGCTCTTTCTTCTGCATCTCCTGTGTCTGGTTGTGGAGAAAGCATTTGTATTAGTTGTCCTGCAACCATCATCATACCGACACCTGACATCAGACTTCCTAAGAATCCTACTCCTGAGAATCCTGCAGTAGCCGCAAGTTCCGCTCCTCCTGCTAGTGCTTTCATTGTTGCAGAGTTTTGTGCCATACCTGCTGATAATGCATTACCAGTGCCTCCAAAGAAACCAGTGGCTCCAAAACCAGCAAAACCACCCGTGACGGCTATAAGTGCCAGACCTGTTAGAATTGCTAGTCCTCTACTTTTTGACCCCTCTACGACAGGTACAAAGTGCATAGGCATACCAACTGGGACAGGGTGTACGATATCCAAGTCAGTCTGTACTCCATCAGGTTTTTTGAGTTCTTTATCTCCAAAAACAATTTCATATGCTAGACTGTCTGCTGCATCAATGAGATATTGTTTAAAGCCCTGTCGTTGAACAGCGATTGCCTGCAACGCCTCTGTTGGCGAGGCAACATCGAGGTTCCATTCGTGACCGAACTTATCCCCTAATACTCCTTCTAAATAAACTTTTCTCATATCATACTCTCATGTCTAACAACCATTCTTGTAATGTTTCTCCATATACCATTGTAATTATCTCTGCAAGATAATCTGCTTGGTGCATGATGTAACATTTTAAAGTTGCCCATATAGACGCCCGCGTGGTTTGTTACTTCACTATTTAATGCCATCAATATGACATCATTTGGTTTTAGACTTCCGTCTGTTACTTTCTTAAATCCTTCTTTTTCGTAGTGTTCTACATAGAGGTTTTGTCCTCTTTCCCAGAACTCCCACTCGTACTGATACTCTCTAATATGTATACCGATAGTATCAAAATAATCTTTTATAATTGTATAGCAGTCATATGCTCCAAATACAAATGGTCTACCTATCAATGGTAGAATCTTATTCTTGGAGTCTAACTTAATATAGTCTTGTGTGTTAAATATATACCAGGGTATACCTAATCTATCACAAGCAGCCCTATCTAAAGGACTTGGTTCTAAGTCACCATGTGGGTGACTATGTACTATTCCAACAACATCACATTCTGCATTTATATCTCTATAATCTTTTGGGTCGATTACAAAGTCATTTAGTTTATCAAATGCTTGATTTTCTGTTGGATAAAATTTCATTCTACCTTTACGAATACCTACAATACCACATGCTTCTTCTGGTATCTTACTTCCTATGTATTCAAATATTTCTTGTTCTACTGATTCTATCATTAATATAATGCCGCTCCTGGGAAGCCACCGAATGGTAATGATACATTGCTATTCGGTAAATTGACTGGGTTATAAATGTTTGCATATGCGACTGCTCCTGAGCCACCGCCACCTGATACAGTTATTGTTGGATTAGAAGTGTATCCACTTCCAGCATTTGTAATTGTATAAGTTGTTACTGTTCCACCTGAAAGATTTGCTGTTACGGCTGCTCCTGAGCCGCCCCCACCAGAAACAGTAACCGTAGGTGCACTAGAGTAACCTGAGCCTACTTGTCGTAATCCGGTAGTAGTATTTATTGCTGCTTGTACAGTTATTAGCGAACCACCTACTTCAGGTCTATGTCCATATCTTGTTTTACAAGAATCTAAAGTCTTACCACAGATATCGCCTCGTTTCCAGTAAGATATATTAGTCGGTCTGATTAAATCATCTACTGAATCACTTGTGGCGATACTGTGTGCGGCTATACATCGGAACAATGTGCGCCTAGTAAGTTGTAAAAATCCTGAACTTGCTGTATAAGAACCAGTTGCACTATTATCATCTTCAACTGTTATATTTGCTCCACTTACTGCTGTAACATAAAGTGGAACTTGTTTATAGTCATAATTAGTAGTGCTTTTTGCAATTACATAGTCACCTACTGTTATACCATGTGCTGAAGTTGATAATTCATAAACTGTTGCATTTGTATTATTTGTAATACTTGTTATTGTAAATAAATCTCCTACTGGTCTTTGATATTCTGCATACTGGTCTACTGCATAAGACTTGGCTGCATACAAACTTGTCGTTCTATTAGATTGAGTATTTTGTAATCCCCAGTAATTATAAGTATTTTCAGTATATGATGAATCAGTAGTATCTAAAGTTATTTGTGTATTCTCTTTATCAAAGTATAATATATAAGCCACTCCATTGATAGTAAACTCGTTATCGTTTGGCCAATCACAACCTCCTTGGTCAGTATCTTGATACTTCCACGGACAACGGGCAGCGATTACGGTTCTTCGGGGTAATTTAACCTTTTCCACATCAAACGCACTTGCTAACTCAAATGAAATTTCCACACCGTTTTCAGATGCTTTTCTTTCTATGTAATAAATTTCTCTATTCAACTCTACAGGCGGATTTGTTGTTAAGTACTTACGAAGTGTTTTTCTACGAATAACTTTCGCTCCTAATAGGCCATCGAAGTTAGTAAGATAAGTATTCCAATATGCGTTTATGTTTGCGAACTTGATTGTGGGTCTTGGGAGGGAGCCTGTTCCTTTATATTCAAAACCATCGGCTTCGACTGGAAAGGCAGTATAAGAAACTTGTTGATAGTCGGAAGATGTAGTTGACCCGTAATTTGTTTCATTGATTAGACTGTACCATTGAATATTTCCGCCTGAAGAAGTAGAATCATTGTGAAAATAAAGTTTATCTACCCCTGTTCCACCAATATCTTTTAGTTCTACTTCGAATACAGTTACAAGAGCATTTCCGTCAGTAACTCCACCAGAACTGGGTACTAATGTTTGAAAATCAGTGTGTAAATTTACGTTGCTCATGACTCGAATACTTCTCTTAGTGTTGCTGTTAAATTATAAAATTCGTCGTATGAATAAGTTTTGCTCCACGTATCGCATACTACTTTTAATGTTTCTTCGCTACCTGATTCGTTTGAGTCAGGTATAGTGAAACTAAAGTTATCGACTCCACCAAGACTATTGAAGTATCCTGCAATGTCGTCAATGATTGCTTTTGGTTGATTTTTAAAAGTTACTGAGAAAGTTCTTTGAACATTATTTATTCCATCTCTAACTCTTTGTTCATATCCATCTCCAAACTTTGCTACAAGAACTCTTGGTTTATATGGTGCGGACATACCTTTATCAGGTACTACTGCTCTACTTCCAAAACTAGATGATGTCGTGAATCCTATTGCCATTATGAAGTACCTCCATACGGACTTAATACTCCGCCTGGTCTTTGTTGTTCTACCATTTCTTTCTGTACAAGTGCTGCTATTGCTTTACCCATGGCTTCCATATTCGGTCCACCATTACCTGTTACTTGTGTGCCTTGTCCGTTTACATTTACATTTACAATAACACTATTTCCACCACCATGCATCTCAACTGGAATACTTCTTCCATCTGGTAAAGGTACTACTGCTTCGTTATATCTGCCTTCTCCTACTAAAACAGTTGGTGATGTTGCTATACCTCCAGAACGATATCCTCTTGTATATCCTCCTTTTGCCATTGGTATAACTCCACCATTTGCCATTCCTAATCCAAAGCCCATCATATTTAGAGTTGCCATAGCGGCTTGTTGTGCTGCTATTTTTACTAATTGTTGTAGTACTAATGTTGCTAAAGATTTAAATGCCTCTTTAGCCGTAGCAGCCCCTGTTGCTATATCTGCAAACATTTTTTCAAGACCTGTTGCAAAGGTTTGTTGAAGTTTAAATGCTGTTGTTGTTGAATCTTTGTATGCTTTTGATTGTTCTTGTGCAATTTTTAATCTCAAGTCTTCTTGCTTTATGAGTTCATCATTTGCTATTTTTTGTTCGCCTTTTAAAGTTTTACCTTTATCTTCTAATTCAGTGATTTTATTTTTAATAGCCTGTTCTGCATTGGTAAGTTCAACTATTTTTATCTGTTCTTTCATTTTTACTGCGGCTGCATCTTTTCTACTTCCTAATTTTGCAGTAGAAAGTTTTGTACCTAATTGACTCATTACTAATTGTCTTTGTGCTGTGATGATTCCTTCTGTTTGTGTAACTTGAGCATTTACCATTGCTAGTACATCTTTAATTGATGAGCCTTTAATTACATCTTCTGACACACCAAGTATAGTTGCGAGTTTTGTAGCCTCTGCATCACTTACCATTCCAGTCTGGTCTGTCATTGCTGATAAAGCATTTTGTGCTATCTTCATATCTTTTACTTCTTTATCAAAGTAACTACTTGCTAATCCTTTTGCACTTTCTGCTCTCCTACTCATTGTACTTTCTAATACTTGGTCTAATGTTTTTAGTCCTTGTCCTGCGTTTGTTGTTTGAAGAATAAAAGTATTTAGTGCATCTGAGTCCATTGACATAACATCACCAAAGTCTTCTAGTCCTGGAACTATTTTCTTAAGTTCATCAAATAGTCCTTGTACTGCTCTCTTTTGTTCTGCAATCTGTTCTTTAGTATATAAGGCACCTCCACCTGCTGCATCTGACTTAGTGGCGGTTGCCATTGACTGTAGTCTTGATATCTCGCCTAAAATACCAGATGTGCTAACTGCGTTTGCTTGGAATTCTGCTTGTTTCATAGCAGAAAGTTCTTTACCTTCTTTTTCTCTTTTTGTTTGTTCTGCAATAAGATTATTTATGCCTTCCATTTTTTCTTTTGTTAAATCTAAAGATTGATTGAATCTATCATTTGCTGCAGCACCTTCTCTTCTTGAAGTTCCAAACTCTGTTGCACCTGTTGCATCGGCAAATCCTTGTCCTATCTCTCCCAGTGTATCAGACATATCGAGAGAGTTAACAGCATCTATTGCACTTTGTACTGCATCTCCAGAAAGACCCATTAATCTTGCTACACCTCTAATCATTTCAAGTAGTTTTACAACACCTGCTAGTATGAAGTCAATAAAGTGTCCAACACCTCTAAAGACAGAAACAATTACCTTATCAATATTATTTACCATGCCCATGATAACTTGGAATAACATAATAAGTATACCAATGACCCCTGCTTTACCCATAACTTTATTAGCAAAGTTTGAGAAACTAAGCATGGCTCTACCAGAGGCAGCCATTGTTGTCTGGAAACCCATTTTCATCTTAACTGTCATTACTTTCCAACCAAGTGATATTTTTTTCATTCCCGCTTTCATTTGCATACCAAATGTTTGTTGTTTTACATTCATTTGGTCAAAGGAAGTTTTCATACTTCTAACTATTGCAATATCTGTATTTTTAAAGATACCTCTTTTTATTTTTCCGTGTTTTCTATATTGATTCTCTGCTGACCTAAGTGCTTTATCTAAGTTTGCTTTATCTGTTCCAGTTGCCTCTCCACTTCCAAACCTTTCTAGTACAGGAGATTTGGACCCTGCCTTTGTCATAGCCGCAGCACCTGATTTTACACCTGCTGCTCCTGAGGCTTGTTGCTGTTGTAAAGATTGTTTTGCTCTGTTTTGTGCTTGTCTGTATTCTTCTAAGTCTGTTTTAGCCGCTTCGTATGCTGAGTTATGTTTATTTTCAAACTCGTTTAAACTTGCTTGCATTTCACCCATAGAAGGTAAAACTTGTGAGAGAATACTTGAAGCAAAAAGACCTAGAGCAGCAACTGCTGCTAGGACATTATTACCTAGAATATTTGCAAAGAAGTTTGCTAATGGAGCCATAATCTGTTGAAAACTCATAATCAAGTCAGTCATCACTGCTCCTAACTTGTTGAAAGCATTAACAGGAACTCTACCTGCGACAGCACCAAAGTTTTCTTCTGCTTGTCGTAAGGTTTCATTTAAAACTGCCTGTGACCTTTCAAAAGTAGTTAACTCATCTCTGTTTTTACCAACTGCATCTGCATATTTTTGAGTCGCAGTTTCTAGCCTCAGAGTAATACCGAGTTCGTCTAATAGTTCTGGTTCTGCTTTTGTTGTACCTTGAACGATACGATTGAATGTGTCTTCGAAGTTTCTACCAAGTGCTTGTGATGCTGCTACGGAGGCTCGTGCTACTTCGTTTATCTGGTCTACATTAAAACCTTTTGCAATCATGATGGCTGCTGAAGCACCTGCTTTTTGTAAGTCAAGTTGGTGTCCAGTTGCTTCCTGAAGTGATTTAGAAACTGTCCCCAACATGATACCAGTAGACGCAGCGTACGCTTCTTGTGATGCTTGTAACGCTTGGAAGTCCGCAGCATTTTGGAAAGCCCTAAATACCGCTCCTACAGCAAAGAGTGTTGCTGCTAAAGTTGCATAGGCAGGTACAAGGCCACCTTGTATGCCCTGTGCCATTTTTGAAAAGTTTTTAGAAGCACCTGATGATTGTTGTGAAGCACCTTTTAGTCTACGGTCAGTAGTGTGTACATGCTCTGAGGCTTTCTTGTGAGAATCCCCCATATCATCGGCGGCTTTCTTTGCTTTCTTACTTTTCTTCGCATACATCTCTATTGTGTTGCCATCTGACAACTTCATTACAAATGATGCTACTTCAATCTTTTTTCCTGCCATTATTTTTTCTTCGGTAACTGCGCCTTATTTTTTCGTTTTTCGGCCTCTTGTCTGCGTTTAGACTCTTTGTTATCTGCTTCTACTTTTCGTATTTCTATTTGTTTTAGTAAATACATAGTTAATGCCCTATCTTTCGTAGGTACATCATAAACTTCTAGCATAGTTCCAAGTGCTGAATAGTCTTTCCCAAAGTTCATGCCACTCATTCCGTCCCATCTGTCAGGTAGCATACTATATATTAAAAATGCCACTTGAACTTCGTGCGGGTAATCACTAAATTCAGGTGGCATATTATTCGGGTCAGGTTCAATCCCTCTCTGTTCGCATATACTTAAATATGCGTCAACAGATAGAGCGCCTTCTTTGTACTGTCTGTCAAGTAGTACTAGAACTCTTTCTACTTGACTTTCGTGAAATTTTCTAGTTCACTAACAGTTTCAGTCAACCAAGTGTCAAAGTCAGAAGCATTTTTCATTAATGTTTCTGCATTGTCTTGATTGTACGGTAACTCATCATCTGGGTTGAGTTTACTAATATCCACCAATAGAAGTTCTTCGAGGTAAGAATATTTTAAGCCTGTCCACCCCTTTATGACTGCTTTACAATACTCGACTAAAAATTTTTCTTCATCTAGAGTTTCTTCAAATGCTCTAGTTTTTCTGTTTAGTTTTTGAGAAACACATCTATTTCTCAATTTAATTAACTCTTCTCTTGCGAGATAGGTTAACTCGACTGAAAATCCTGGTTTGCTAGGATATTCAACGCTTACCGTTTTGCTAGGAGTTAAAAGACTCGCTAGTGATATAGGTTGTTTGTTTTGCTGTTCCAATGTTTTATCCTCTTAAGTGTGGTGGGGGTAATACCCCCACCTAGTTAATTTAAATTATTATGCGTCGTA